GTCTAACTGTTCTTTAGTAGCAAGTCCGGATATGTCTTGATGTTCAGTTAAGTAATTCTTATTTCTTAATTCATTTTTAGTTATATAATCAGTTAACGGTTGGTGTTCCGTCAAATAATGCTTATCCTCTAATTGTGTAGTTGTTACAAAATTAGAAGTATCTATATTAGCTGTTGTTGGTCTGTCTTCTAGTTCTTTGATTTTACGTTTAATCTCGCTATCATCATAGCTTGATGTCACTGGTCTGTTCTCTAGTTGTGTAACTTTATTTTCAACAGCTTCAACAGCTTTCTTTGTAGCTAAGTTTGATATATCCTGGTGTTTAGTCAAATAACCCTTTTCAGTCAACTGGGTTTCTGTAACGTAACCATTAAGTGATTGATGTTGGGTTAAATAATTTTTACCTTCCAGCTGGGCTTCAGTGACATATCCAGCTAAAGACTGGTGCTGGGTTAAATATCCCTTTTTCTCAACTTTTTCAACTGCTTTATTTACAATTGTTTCAGTGTTTGGAATTTCAGTCTTTAAAGCACGTTTTTCTAATTCTGTTGTTGTTGCCAGATTAGTAATGTTAGGTATATCGCTTTTTAAAGCATACTTTTCATTCGCTTGGGCTTCTGTTAGGAATTTACTACCTTTTTCAATTTCCTTAATAGCATTGTCAAAGTCTTCTTTAGTAAGTACATCCACCCTATCAACAATTAGTCCATGTGCATAGAAACGCTCTTTTAATGGCAATTGTTTAGCTTTGTCAATCTCTGAAACCCTAACATTAAATTTAAACCTAAATATATCAGCATCTCTTACTTCTTCGTTTACATAAATGAAACAAATTACTTTTTCGTTTTGAGTGATTAAGCTAGTATCAAACTTAATTTTAGCTTTATTGTCTTCAACAACCGCTTCAGTTTTCCAATACGAACCAGTTTTTACAAATTTGAATAATGCTATTAAATTCTTTCCAGCTAATTGCTCATTAGCAATCTCAAACTCAAAAAGCCCATTGTTTCTATCGTGTGAGTAAAGTTCAGAATATGTGTCTTCTACTTCCCTAGTTTTAGTTGTATTTTCTATCGTGAATTTAATTATTTTTTCCATTGCTTCACTCCTCATCGAAATGATCTTTTATTTTTTCAAGCCTCTTTTTCAAGCCTTTTGGGAATGGTACACCTATTTCAGATAAGTTCTCAATTAGTGACAATCCATAAGTTGCTATAAAAAAGAATATAAACGTTGCTGCTACTTCTTCAAAACCTATGAAATTTAAATAAGGATAAACCGTTACACCTAGCACAAGTACTGCTAGATGTTCGATTAATCCCCTTCTCCCAATTGTTGAATTTAAAGTCTTTGTCACCCAAGCTTTTATCATCCCAGTTAATATATCTAGTACTATTACTCCCGCAAATGCATGTATATAAGCATCGTTAAATAGTTCATAATATTGGTTACCTAATTCGGTTAATGTAATGTGCATTTTCTTTTAAAAAACCGCCTTTCTATAAAATTTAATTGTTCTTACATATTAATCAATCACCGCATGGCCATCACCACCCTAGAAATTTATTAGTTGTTTATTTATCCTCTAATAGTTTTTCAAGTCGTTCTAACCTTGCATTTAAACTCTTAACTTCAGCTTTCAACTCTTTGTTTTCAGCTGATAACTCTTGTACTGCCTTTGTAGTAATATGTAACAGTCTGAAATCATCAATTGTTAGCGTGTTTACATTCTCACCTACTAAGTCAGCTTGTATCTTTTCTACCTCTTGCGCAATAAGCCCAATATTAGTATGTGGCTTAGTATATCCAAATTTATCTGGCTTCCAATCAAATGATTTAAACTTAAGCTTGTTAACAACTTCTAAAGCGTTATGTTCACAATCTTTAATGTTTTCTTTTAATCGTTTATCAGAGTCAGCCCTACCAACAGCAACAGCATAGTCAGCTTGTGTTCCCGTTCCATCGTTAACCCAGAAATGAGTGCCACCTCTACCAGTTTTTAACCCGATCCAAGATATACGATTTAACGTTTTTGTTGTATCGTGTTTACCATTACCACCGATGGCCCTTACTGGTGTATCACCATATCTATTAGTCATTACAGCTGTACCAAGTACGGCCGTTAACTTACCAGTACCAGGGAATACACTGGCCCTAAAACCGCCTTGTATTTCTCCAAATACTGAAAGCCCTACTTCAGCGGGTGTATATAACGGTTTATTAGGGTTCGTTACATCATCAACCCTATAAATGTTTAACCCTTGGTTAAGTCCATCTCCTTCAGAACCTCTGAACTGCATACCATAACCAGCATTTTCACCCCACTTATGTGGCGCACTAATTCTAAGGTTAGCACCTTGGCTGTCTAAGATACCAGTTTCTCCAACAATAAACTTACTACCAGTAAATGTTTTACCATGGATATCATCAGCGATCATAGTTCCCTTGATTTTAACAAGGCCTTCGTCTTGGCCTTCAGCGTTTTTCTCAACACTTAAATTAATAGCACTTACTACCTCGTTTTTCTTAACAGTTAAGTCAATGCTGTCTTTTAATTGATTGATACTACTTTCAAGTCGTTCTTTTACCAGGTCTAAGTCTTCTGGGGCTGGAGTCCATGGCGTTGCTATTGGCCCTTTCTCTAATTTAGGAAATCTGATATATACCTTGTCACCTTCTTCGCAAGTTCCTTGCATTCCCTCTAAATAGAACGTAATATCACGTTCAAATTTATTAATGAATGTATGTGAAAAACGTTGCCATTGTGGTGTTATTTCAAATGTTCCCTCTTTAACTCCTCCAGTACCTTGGCCCATTCTAGTGAATGTAATATCTTTACTTGCTTTAATATCAACACTCCAAGTTAATTGAGTGTCTTGGTATTCAGTTTGTAAGAAGTCCATTAGTAAACAATAAACCCCTTCACTATCATCAACATTATGTTTTGTAAACACTAGCGAACCATTCTGAACAGCCATTTGCCAGTTACTCATAACTCCATGTACATTAGTTAGTTCAGATGTGTTTTTAAGCAAGTTACGACCACCGTTTATAACTTGTTCTCTGAACTCTCCAATTGTTGAATTAAAGTTCTCCATCGTATGATCGAACGTTTTGTATTTCTCCAGGATGTCAGTAATTTCTACTATATCTGGCTTATCGTCTAATCTTTCTCTAGTTAAGTTACTAATACCATTACATGTAGTAAGTACCACTATTTCTATTGGTTCACCGTTCTGTTCTCCATCTGGTATGGCAAGCGCTGGGATGTGGCCATCTTCACTGATACTAACTTCTTCAAATTCGCTCCAATCTGTACGATCAGCGCCCTTATACTTCATTCTTGACACAAAACCTTCAGTTAGTTGTACATTGTCGTAAAATACATCTAAATAAGCTTTAACGCCAGTTGTCTTTTTATTCACATACTTACCTTCAAAGCGAACGTTAGTAGTTAACGTATGGGCTTTTAAGTCTTCTAACGATGGTTGCCATGGTGTTACATCTTCACCTTTTTCAATTTTCAAGCAATTCAAGTAATAATCAACAGCTTGGTCTTGTTTGTTGTAAATAGCAAATATGCAACTGTCAAAGTCATATTCAGCCGTGAACGTTGTTGCAACTCGTTGGCTTATTCCTGGAAGTCCTATTGTCATTACTTCGTTCTGTTGGCCAACTATTTCATTGTTTTTATATAGATACAGTTTAAACTCTATTTCAATATCATTTTCAGTATTTTTTAACATATCCATAGAAACTGTATATTTATCATCTTTTTTAACGTTAAATTTAAACTGATCACTTACCAACCCACGAAATGTATCGGTTGGAGTTCCAATAATTTGAATACCATCACCGAAATTGTCTATACCTTTAACAAAATTTAATTCTAAACCATTGTTGATGGCGTTTGTACTCCAGTGTAATAGCTTGTGTTCAAAGTTTGAATTAGGTAGATAATTTAGGTTTGTTGTTGCTGCTGGCCTTAAATCTTCAACGTTAGGCATCCACGTTTGAGGTACTGTATTCCCATAAGCCATGTAAGGTTCAGCAATCTTAAAGTGGCCGTTCTTTGTTGAGAACATAAAGAATAAGTTATCATCCAAAGAGGTAAAGTCATTTTTAACTTCATACACAAATTCTTTTACCACCCACTTGTTGCGGGGTGTATTGGCACCTAAGTCAAACCCAGCCATTTGCTTGTTGTTTTTATGTGATTTTAAAGCCAGGTGTAAACCGTTATCAAGTGGCACATCATCAAATATATAAATAGGTAATCTGATAACGATTTTTTCACCGCGTTTAAATTCTTTCTTGTCACTTCTAAATGAAATACCTTTCCAAGAATTTCTAGTTAACCCGTTGTTATTAATTTCAACAGAGTTTTTCTCGTTATAATCTTTTTCATTGATAATAGGGTTCGCGCCATTCAACGTATAAGCACTACTATCTTTAATTAAAGTATCTTTCAACAAGTTAAAGTTAAATGCTGAAATTCCATCTTCTCCCAGTATTCTAGTCCAGCTGTATTCTTTAGGATCAGATGGCGGGGTTTTCTTATCACCACTATAGATACCAATATACTTAGAGTTAGAGTCGTTATTCATATCACGACCATCAGCGTTATTAGAATACTTTTTATGTATGTAAGCATCTTTTCCTTTAAGCCCTTCCATATTCGTAATACTTTTTTTAACTTCATCAACAATTTCTTGTGTTTTACCTTCAACAATATTCTTGAATGTCTTTTCAACAATCCCTTGCTCCAGGTGGAATTCTCCAGTATCTAAGTCCCAATAACTTTTACCATCAGCCGCTTGTATTCGTCCAGCTTTCAGTATTCCCGCATTGATTAAATCAAGTGTAGCCCCATCACCATCAAGGAATGTTCTCCAGTTCCATTCTCCGTTGGGTTTTTTAGTGTTAGCTATAGCAATCTTACCAGCCCCCATATAAACTACCTTGGTTGGGTTCTGATCTATTGGTTTATCAAAAGAATAATACCCCGCTGGTAATTCATATTTATTATTGGCTTTAAAATCATAGTTATAACCGTCTTCATTTAAAAACTTATCTGATAATCTTTCTCGTATTTGATCCAACCAATATATTGTATCGTTTTGAAAATTCTTAACATCTTTAGCAAGTTCTATAGTCCTGCTAAATGGTGAACTTGTCACCTTATCACCAATACCAAATTCAGTAAGCTTGTTGTCTGTAAGGTTTCTAACAACCTTAAAAACTCTTGTTTTGTATTTAATTCCTAATTTAGGGTTGAATACTCCAACAGTGTCCCCTAAATCTAAATTACCAACATTTCTGACTGTTGCTTTATATTCAACTTGAACCCTACTATTTTGTTTTAACCATTCATAAGCTAATACAATTAAGCGTTCTGGATCTTCTTCATCTTGAAATTCAACAATCTTAACCCTTGGTTTAGTTCCTTTTTCAAACCCATAAATTTTAGTAAGTGCTGGTATTTCAAGCATTTCTTCCCCAGCTGGTTTATCTACTGGCTTGCCAGCAAACTTTTCCCATACAACATCTTTATAAGTTATTCTTCGACCATAACCGCCAGTGGCCTGCCCATCTTCATCCCTTATTTCTTCACCCTTACCACGACCAATTACAGCTGTGTATATAGCACCTTTTGAGTTTTTCTCTTTAACTGTTAATAAGTCTTTACCATGGATGAATACTTTACCATTATCGCGCCCCATACGTTTAAATACATCCAGGTATCTAGCTGTAATCTTACCTTTAGTAAATTCAAGCCTTGGCGCTATTTCAATCTGTGTTTCTTCCACTAATTTACTAAGCGCTTCTTTTCTTGATAAATAATAGAAATTACCAGAATATAAACGTTGAACGTTAACAGTCCCTAACTGCCAGCTTGAACCATTTAATAAAGTGGTTAAGACTCCAACTAGTTCCTTATTTTGTGGTCTGTAATCTTTAATGTAACCATCGCTTTCCATATCATCAAAAAATTTATGTACTGCTGTAATTTTTACATGTGTTGTACTTTCTTTATCCACTCTATCTATTTTATATAAGTGGAATACATCTTTTTGTTTATAGTCCTTGTGGCCAATAAATACAGCTTTATCGACTAAATCATTATAATTTACTACGACTTCTAACGTGTGAAGTTTATTTAATTCATTCGTTTCTTTTCCTTCCAGAGGATCGACTGCACCTATTAAGTTTTCATTGTTATCAAATAAAAATAATTTTGTCATTAGTATAATCGCTCCTTCGTATGCACTTCTAACAGCTTGCTATTTGTGCTTGTAATCACATCACCTTGTTTAACAGTAAAATCAAAGTCACTTTCAACAAAGTCTATTAAATCGCTCTTATTAGTAGAATTAAGCTTTAATATGTAATCAGCGTTTAAGTCTATTTCTAACACATCACCCATTGCAAACTTGTGGTTAATTACTAGCTTTTTAGTAGTGTTTTCATTTTTGATTATCACCTTATCACCAGTTGATGCTGTTGCCATTTTAATTAACACTGGTGTACATTCATTAGGGTTTTTAGGTAACTTGGTAATAGTCACCCTATTAGTACCAGTATCTTTATCAACGTTCTTATACTTGTAAGGATCCAAGCAAGTAAATGTAATTGTTGCAATAACATTATTGTCAATTTCATCTATATCATCAGCACTTTCAAAAAACGCATTAAAGTAATAATCTGGTTCATCTGTAAACTTAAGCTGTTTAGCTTCTGTTTTATGTAATAATAAATTTAATTTATTAAAATTCTCCCTATAGTTGGCACTAGTATTCTTTAATAGATATTTAACTACTATTTCCCTTGGTTCTAATGTGTTTGCTGTTAGATACTTCCCATCAGCACCAGGCGTTTTGTTAGACTCTATTTCACGTCCAATTAATGCACGTCCCTTAACTGATAGAGTAATAAACCCTGGTAAAACATCTTCTAGCGCTTGGCCATTAAATATAGTTTTAAAAGGAGTAGTCGTTGTGACTACTCCTCCTGGTTTTGTAAAATTATACATATTCTCAATTACCTTTCTAAATAGAATATACTTCTTCAAGCTGGATATTTTGCTTGTTAACGCTATTCACATCATCTACGAACTTACCAAATGCATTGTTACCTAACTGAAGGTTTAACTGCATTGGACGTTTAGAAAAGTCGTATTCAGTACGAACTTCACCAGAAATAATATCGTTTCTTGTTACACCAATATTATTTATATCGCTGTTCAAGTTAGCTGGTGAAACAGCATAATTGATATTGTCAGCCACTTGTGTAGCCAACTTACCAGCATAATTAATAGCTTTTTTCGCTGTATCTTTCATACCAACAACCATTCCCATTGGCACCCATCGTGTTATCTTAGCAACAACCCTAGATGGTGAGTGGATAGCTAAAGCACTTCTAATAGCACTAGCAGCCGCATTAGCGATTGACTGAGCTGTTGCCATTACTGCTCCAGCCCTTGACTGCATACCAGCAATGAAACCATCCATCAGATGGCCACCAGCCGCAACAAATTGGCCATAATAAGACTGTAATGTATTTACTGCTTGGCTTCCCATCTGTTGAACCGTGCTAACTACTGTTGATTGAGCTTGTCTAATTCGACTTTCCAACTGACTCATACTATTTGATGTTGCATTGTTAATGCTGTTAAATGCATTTTGCAACGTTTGTTCCATTTGTGAAGCTGCTTGTTGCACTGTACTTGAAATAGTACTAAAGCTTGAACTAATGTTCGAACTGATGCTTGCCATAGTAGAACTAATGTTACTAGCAACAGAACTAAATGTTGAACTAGTTGTTGATTGAACTTGGCTGCAACCTTGTTCTACTGCACTAGTTACACCTTGCATAGCGCTTTGAACTTGTGACTGCATATTCTGGAAATTTGAAACAACCCCAGTGGCCAAGTTTGCTGTTGCTGTATTTGCTGTATTCGCAACATTTTCCCAAGTCGCTTGGTTAGTCATACTTACGTTATTTAAGCTTGTTTGTGCTGCCATGTCTACTTGTGACATGTTAGCGCCAACCACTCCAGGCATTAGTCCAGTTTGCAAGCTTGCTGCACTGTTAATAGCGGTGAATTGGGCGTTTGCATTCGCTGAAAGTGCATCTAATTGGGCGTTTGAATTAAGTGTCATAGCGCTTAAATTAGCATTTACATTTTCAGCCGCCATCGCTGTATTCGTTGTAGCAGCCGTGTTCACTGCTGCCATATTCATGTTCGCACTGTTTGACATTTGCATAAACTGCATATCAGAGTTCATTACCATTCCAGTAATGTTAGTTAATGCTCCCATTGAACCTATCCCAGTTAGTGACATCATTGAATTAGAGATACTTGTAAAATGTGCAATAGCACTAGCATCTAAATTCGCAAATGATGAACTCATTCCATCAAGTGAAGCTGATGCACTAGCGCTTGACTGTGCTATTCTACTTGCAGCACCTTCAGCAGCCGCTGCGGTTCCTTCTCCACTCTCCTGGGCTTTCTGTTTCATTTGATCCATGCTTTCACTTACTTGTTGGCTTGACTCTTTCGACTTAAGCCCAACATATTCAAGGGCTTTTCCTATTTTGTCACCAATCCACTTGAATACATCACCAATGGCCTTAAATACAGCATCAACAGCATTTCTAAACCATTCACATTTATTATAAAGTGTTACTAGTCCACCAATTATTACAGCTGCAACAATTCCCCAAGGCCCCAGTAAACTCATGAATGCAACCCTTACAGCAGCCAAAACAGTAGTAATAACAGTACCAGCTGCACTTACCACGCTACTAACAGCACCCCATGCAGCTAAAGCCACTTTACTACCATTTACAGCGGCTGACAATACTGTCATAGCTGCTTTAACAGTTGTAACAACCGTTACGATAAGTCTAAATGCTCCAGCAGCTGCTAGAACTGTTGCTATTAAAGTTCTTAACCATTGGTTATTCTGTAATGTCTGGTTAAGCCATGATAAAAATGCATTTACGATGCTTAGCACCACGTTTATTACTGGCGCGGCTGCACTTACTAGAGATCCTAGTACAGAAACAACCATGTTGATAGCTTGCATTGCTATCTGTGCAAACGTAACAAATAATTGTTTAATATTAGTCCAGATTGAGTTCATTAAGTCATGTGTTGTCTGGTTAGTATTGTATAAATGCACGAACGCTGCGACAACAACACCTATTGTTGCGACAACTCCTAACATCGATACACCAACACGGCCAAACACTTCAGATACAGCTGTTAAAGCTGCTTTTACTCCAAGTCCACCTTCTTCAATTGGTTTTAACCATGAGTGAATTAATGTCAACGCTGGTACGACCGCTAAGGCCACCCCAGCTAATGTAATCATCTTAGCTATTAATTGTGCTACTCCTGGGTTTGTTTGCATTAGCGCATTAAACCATTGTAAGAATGCATTAGCAACATTTAAGATTGACATCGCTAACGGTGCCATCCCTTGCGCTAGTAGTGAGAATGTTTTTGCCAAGTTACCAATCAACTGACCAACTTTTGGCGCTGCTTCTTCGATGTATTTAACAAAGTTCTTAAATGCTTGGTTCTGACTTAATTGACTGCTCCACTCTCTGAAACGTCCCATAAGTCGTTCAAACCAACTCATTGCTGTTGCTGCCATTGGCCCAAACGCTGCGAACATTTGAACTAACCCAACTGCTAAATCACGGAATGCACCCCTAATTTTTGGCATGTTCTCATTCACGTAATTCGTAAATTGTTTCATCCCTTGACTATCAGCCAGCTTAGCACTCCATTCATCAACTCGCTTACTCATGTCTAAGAACCCTTGTGACATACTAGCAGCTAATGGCCCAAACGCAACCATTAAACTAGCTAATGAACGACCAAAGAAACCAACACCACGCGCAACTTTATCCAGTGTACTTGCACCGTTACTATTTAAGTAATTAAAGAAACGCTCCATTGGCGCGCTATCCATTGATTCATTCAGCGACTTAGATAAATTTTTCATTACTCCAGAAGAGTCCACCATTAAGCCGTTAAGTTTATTCAATACTTTTCTAGCAGCTTGAACTCCATTATTGAACGTTTCAAAGTTATTAGACTCTAATTGGTCTGATAACTTCTTATGATCTTCCTTAAGTCCGTTAACAGAGTCCCTTAAAGCTTCCATCTCTTTAGTTCCTGGGCCTTCACCTTTCATAAAGTCCTTGAACTTTTTCATGTGGCCAACTGCTGTAACTGCAAATGCTCCAATAGCAGCACCCGCAACGCCAAAGGCACTAGTAAGCCCTAGTAAGCCACCAGTTAGCACTCCAGTCATCGCCCCAACCGTTGCTAATGCTCCAGTAGCAGCAGCACCAAAAGCCGCGATTGATGGTATTACAGCTATGAATGTACCTTTTAAAATATTACCTAGTACAACACCCCAAGATCTGATCGACTCAGCAATGTTGTCTAAATCTCTATAAAAACGCTCGTTTCTTGCTCTAATTTGCAAGAATATTTCTTTTCCAATTTGTCTAGCTTTTAAGTTAGCTATTTCTTTTCTGAATAAAGCCGTTCTGGCCTTAACATTAATGTGGTAGTCCCTTTTCTTTGCTAATAACGCGTTTAACTTAGCTGTAAAGCCTTTTGTATCAGCATGAACAGAAACTTCTATCTTTTTACGCAAACCGCTCTCACTGGCTTTTAATTCAGCCATTTTCTTGCGATATTCGCTAATATCTAATGTGACTGGCTTTTTAATATGATCCTTGCTCCACTGTGTTGCAATAATCTTAATTTCATCAAGCTTACGTTTAGCGCGTGTTATATCAGCATCTATAGGTTTTGTTTCTTCCCTAGATACTTCACGCGCTTTTTCGTTAACTTGGTTCAATTTAGCAATGGCCTTAGTCACGTTAGCATCAACGTCCTTTGTGCTTTCTTTTGCTAATTCTTTTGCTTTTTGGTCTACTCGTTCCATTTTTGCCATTGCTCGTTTTACATCAGCATCAATTGGTTTTGTACACTCAAAAGCTGTTTCTTTAATTTTCTTGTCAACTTGTGACATCTTACGTAAGAAACTTGATATATCAGCACTTATCTTAGCATTAAAACGTTCCTGCATAGCGCGCACCCTCCTTCTAAATTCTATTTTTCTTGGTAATCGTTAAACCAGTTTCTAAGGGCTTCAGTTTGCTCCTTAGAATACACTTGGCCTTTTTCTTCATTATTCTTCAGAACTTTCTTGCGGGCCTTATCTCCATTAAATAGCTTTTTAGATGTAATTCGTTTTTCATTATTAGCACGCGCATTAAATATAGCAGCGATTGAAAAGCGTTCTAGTTCGTCTACTTCATCCAGGAAAGCGCCTTTTAAAAAGTTCTGATATTCCCTATTAGTCCATGAATACATCAACTGCACATCATAAACTTTTAAATACCTTGATACACTTTGCTCAAAGTCATCAAAATTTATACCGTTACTCCCAGATCTTTCAGTGACTCCTTGATCATTTGATAAGCTCTCTTGTTGTCTTCCTTCTCCGTTTCCGTCTTCCCTTGAGTATTTAAGATCGTTAAGCCATCTTTCAACTTCGCTGCTTTTCTTCTGAAAAAAGCACTATCATCCAACACACTCATTGCTTCTTTAAATAATTGTAAAGTATCTCCTTCTTCATCAATTCTTTCTTGTAAAGCTTGTTCAATATCTTCACGCTTAAATTTTCGGTTAGGTATATAAGCTGTACCGCAATCCCAGAATTTTACAAGTGCTTCTTCATCGTTTTGGATAATTCCCATAAAAATATCTGAAAAAGCATCTGTTTGTTCGTTTCCATTTTGATATTCTTGCTTAGCACGTTTAGCAAATGCAAACGTTCCTTTTGCTTCGTATTCGTTTCCTTTAATAGTTAAAAATGCTGCCATTGTTGTATTCTCCTTGTTTTTAAATAAAATTATAAAGGGTGATTATTCACCCTTTATTATATGCTTTCTACTCTTGCTGGTTGGCCACCTCGTTCAGTTGCCACTTCACTAGCTGGCGCCGTTACTTTTTTGTACGTACATTACCAGTAGTTTCTCCTGGTTTTTCAAAGTCGTAACTTCCAGCGTTTAAGAACTCGTCTGGTAATTTATCTAACTCACCAAGTTTAGACTCACCAATTACCTGTAAAGTTCCGTTTAACTCAACAAACCCATCAGCTGGTTCTTCTTTCTCAACTGACTCAATTAAGCAACGCGCAAATACTGCATCGTGTTTTTCGTTAGCTTTTAATGTCTTATCGATAAGCCATGCTTTGATCTCTTTCTTATCTTTAATAGCGCGCATAACTTCTTTTTGACCTTCATCATCACTTTCACCATAACAAGTAAATTCTAGTGACTCTGATGTTGGCCCATAAGCTAACACACGCCCAAATTTAGTTTGTTCATCAGCTAAGTCATTTTCAATCGCATGTTTAGTTTCTGTTAAACTTCCAACGATGCAACCTTTATCTCCTTTAGCTTTATCTTCCACTTGTAATATTAATACTGTATCTTTACCACTTTTTGGCATAGTTTAGTTCTCCTTTATATAAAATTTAAGTCTTAGTATTCCATGTTGTGTGCGGCCATCTATATCATCAAAAACAGTAAGTGTTAGCATTTCAGTTTTAAAGACTTTAAATTCTTCATTTAACTCTAAGTATTTCTTTGATATAGTCTTAAGCGCACTATCTAACATTTCATAACATTCTTTTTTACCTTTGTAATTGCTCCAGGCGTGAATTGTGAAAATCACTTCTTCACCAAAATTAGTTTTAGTAATAAATTCTTTAGTTTCTGGAGTACCAACAGCTAAATAAGGATATTCAGTACTATGTTCAACATAATCAAATACCTTATATCCAGTTTCTTTTAACCTTTTAAACAATGCTATTTGTAAAGGTAATAGTGATGTTTTTATCATTGATTATCTCCTTCCTAAAGACTACTTAATTCAGATATCCAGAACGCACGACCAATTTCAATTGATGGATACCAGAACGGTTGCGGGTGCATACCATACATTGTCACCCACCTATTTAATTTAGTTGAATAGAAACGCCAAGGAATTTTTTTCGCTCGACTTCCTCTAGTTGCATATATACCAGTACCAAATTCCACGTATATCCCGTGTTCGGCTCCAACTCGTACATCAGCGGTGAACCCACCAACAGAACTTTCTATCGATCCTCTTAATTGGCCTTCATCAACTGGAGCAAGCCCCTTAGCATTGTCTTCTATTGTATGGGCTGTTCTTGCTACTATCCTTTGTACTTTCTTACTTACCTTTTGAGTATAAGCCCTCGCATATGCTTCTAATGCTGGGTTACCAAACTTTATTGACATCTTCTAATAGCAGCCCTTATAATCTCTTGTTGGCCGCCTTGATCTTCAAAGTCACTTACGAACTCGTACCTAACACCCAAATAAACTATTATCATATCTTTTGCAAGATGTTCTAATTCGTTATATCTGAAATATAAGTATCTATCAAAAGTAAATTCTAATCTAGCAGCTTGCAAGCGTTCGTTACTGCTTGGAGTGTCAACAAAGCACTCTAATTGCTTAACCACTTCATCAGTTTCAGTATGGCCGCCCGCTTCGTCTTCAATGTATTTTTTGGCGTGTACTTCTACGATGTGTGGAAACTCATTAAAAAGCATGGAATTTCAACCTTCTATATGGCGTTAGCAATGAAAGCATACTTTCGGGATATTCAGTATTGTAAGTATAAGATACTGTTCCCATTGATCTAGATTTTAATTCAACTGGTACCATATTTAGTTTTATTGCTTTAGAAATAAACAGTAAAACGGCTTGTGGTACTTCGTCATCAAAGTCATTATTACAATAAGCTTTCACCCAGTCTAAGCAAATAGAATAGTATAGAGTGATAAACTCATCATGTTCATCACTCTTAATGTTGGATAGCATTTTAATTTTTTTTAGGTAATTATTCATCTGTATCAGCTTCTTTTACTTCTTTTTTAGCTGCTTTCTTAGGTGCAGCCTTTTCCTTAACAATAGTATATTTCTGATGCGCATACACGTTCTCATATGCAAATTCAGTAACCTCTACTATTCGACCATCTGGCGTTTGTACCTTAATCAAGCCATTCACCTCGCTTATTTATTTATTAAAGTGCTTTAGGTTTTAAAGCAGCAAATGCATCATCTTTAACATTTAAGTAAGCAACATGCATTGTAGCTCTTAGCGCAAACATATCTTGCTCAAATAGGTTTACAGGTTTACCATCAGCACCTTGGATAGTTGATAATTGTGCATCAGTTGATACTGCATACTCAATGTCTTGTAACACTCCGTAACGTGCATAATCCCAGTCACCAGTTAAAGCAACTGCTTTAGTTTTGTCAATGATATCTTTTGATGTGTATGAAATTGGTAATCCTAAGATCTCATTTGATTTAGAATCAAACATTGGATATCCATTTGTATCTGTTACACTTCTCATTTTAGCTTTAAATGCTCTTGATGTTAATAACCCGTTTGGATCATGTTCATCAGCTTCAACTAATGCTAATAAGTCAGCTAAATCAAAGTAAAGGTTTTTCCCAGTACCTTCAGTAACTGTTTTACTTTTAGCTTCAGCCATTTCAAAGATTGATTTACCAGTACCCCATGGTGAGTCAGTACCAAATAATACAGCTGAGTCAAACGCTCTATAGAATGCTTCAGCGATTAATGGTGCTGCAATTTTCATAAAGTCTTGAACGCTGTAACGTAAGAACTCTTTAGAGAATGGAATAATAACACCAAGTTTTTTAGTTTCCATTTCAGCTTGTTTCCATTCAACCTTAGATGTTTGAATACGTTCAGCTTCTGACACCCAGTAAGCTCCAGGCCCTTTAGCTAAGAATGTGAATTTTTTCTTAGGTTTTCCTTGCATATCCTCATATTTAGCTAACTGCATTACAGCTGAATTTTTAATTACTTCTTTTAGTACTAGTGTACCTTCAGACTCTGGAATTTTACCAGTTTTCGCATCTTGTAATAATACGTTATTCGGGTTATGTGGTTTTGTTGTCATATAAATTTACCTCTTTACTTTCTTATATTGAATTGATTAGCTATTTCAGCTATATTGTTTGAATTGTTTTGGCCACCTTCAAAAGTTTTCACTTCACGGCCATTGTTTTTGAACTTAGCATCTACTTGGCTTTGTACAGCGTTTTGGAATAATTCGTTAAAGCTTTCTAAGTTTGTGTTAGTTTCATCTTCATCATTACCAATTAAATGATTGACAAAATCTAAAGGTAAGCCAAGATCATTAGCTTTCTTCATAGCTAAATTAGTAAGCTTTTCACGTTCTCTTTCCAGTCTATCGCTTTCAAGTTGTGCCTTAAGTTCTCTTATTTCTTTCTGTTCTGGAGTTTCTCCAGGGTTACGCTTAGAAACTTCTTCATCAACAAGCTTACTTAAATTATTATCTTTCCAAGTTTGTAACCCTTTAGAAAAGTGGCTGTCTAATCTTGGTTGTAACAGCTTTGCGCCTTCTTGACTATCTAAGTAACTGTTTACTACTTCGGCCGTTGGTTTCTTCAGTTCGCTTAGATATTCACTAACCGCGCTATCTTGTGAATTAGTTTCTATAAATGTTTTGACTTCGTTTAAGTCCATGTGTTTACCTCCCGCCCATTAAGTTCGCGCCTTAATGTTCTGATGTATTTTATTTAGATAGTTTAATGTCATATCCAGGACAATTATTATTTCTTTATATTTTCTTTATAAAGTTCTTTGTTATCTTTAATAAAATCTTTGCGCCACTCGTTGTAAGTGACATATTCTATTTTTTTATTAGGTGCAACCACTTCACGCTTAGCACGCTTTTCAGCTTCACCCTTGCTTAAATCTTCATGTTTAATTAGTTCCGTTATCCTCTTGGCCAGTTTCTTCTGGTACTTAGGATCGTTGTAATTCCTCGATGTTCTGAACTTAGGTAAACCCCTTAGTACATGGCATCGACAATTTATATCCTCGCTTGGTACTCCAAACATCCTTGGCCCTTTAGCTTTATGGCCGCCACTGTGAAAGTAACCATCTTCATCAGCTTTACGACCGTCTAGCGCTGCATGTGAAGCCCTAACCCTGCTATCTAAGGTTGCTAACCAGTACTTGTTTACTGATATACCAGCCTTCCTTAATTGCTTATCACTTTCTAAAGTTGCCATTGTTCTAGCGCGTCCATTCTCTGTACGTACAACGCGGCGCGCCTTAGTTGCGCTTATTCCTACCTTCTTACTAATCTCCTGGGCTGTTTTCTCATAGCTATCACCCTTGATAGCACCTTGTGTTATAGTCTTCTGTATCTCTCTTACTATCTCACTGCGATGTTGTGCTAATACGTTAGGTAGTTTCATCTTATCAATAGGGTTGTTAAGCAGCTTATTAAGTACATTTTCGCTTGGTATGTCAAAGCCCATCTCTATAGCGCTTTGTATCTTGGTATCATAGATATCATAAATACGTTGCTCCAGGAATACATTCCTATTAGAGTTTCTAATCTCTTTTAAGATGCTCTTATATGCTCCAGTAGTCTTACTCTCAAACTGTTTCATGAACTTTCTTAATCGTCCATACTTTGATAACTGCGACCAAGTAAGCTGGCCACCTTTGCTAAGTGATCCATACATCTGGCCAAGTAAGCCCAGGTACTCTTGTGTTAAGTTCAAGAATACCTGGTCAATGGCTTCATTCGCTTCAACGCTATACTGCGCTATCTTTGCTTCTAGTTCTGTTAACATCTTCTTCACCTTCAATCGGTTCTAGTGGCTCGTTAGAGTATCTTAAAGCTTCTTCTTCTAGCTTTTCTTTCTCAAAGTCAACATCATCTATTAGAGTTGATTGACTTAATCTAGTATCTTCACTCACAACCCCTTGTAATGTTGTTAGTATTTGTGCTTCTTCTAGTCTGTTTACTGGTACATTTCTTGTAAACGTGAAATACATATCCAGGTAAGACTCATCATTTAAGCTAAACCCTCTATGTTTCCAAGCTGTAAATAAAACTTTAAATTGATACATTAAAGCACTCTTGAACTTACGTTCTGAAACTATTGACTTGTTCTCTAGTGCCATTAGTTTGTACCTAATCGCAACACCAGAACTATTCCCGCCAAATGTTTCATCATTAAAGTTTACAGTCTTAGCAAACTTAGAAATGTTATCATCTAAAAGCCCAAGCACATTCATTATAATTGTATCGTTAACATCTTTAGTTAAGTACTTGATATCCATTCTTTCATCAATTAGTTCAAATACTCCAGTCTTATGTAACTGTTCCAAGGTTTCTGGATCAGCACCCATTCCCTTAAGTACCAAGTAAGCAAGCCTTCCAGCTTCTATCTCACTAACTGCACCAGACACTATTTTGTCATAAGCATCTATTAATGTGTACACTTTTTCAGCATCACCCATTAATTCATCGTTGTTCTTAACTCCGAACAGTGGCACATGCTCGAACATATGTAATTGTTGATCAACAAAATTTATACTTCCGTTTTGACCTTTAAAGTAATAAATGTACTTATCATCGTAAAATTCACATTCAATATTATTGTCATTGTCAACCGCATATCGCATAGCATATACTGGCTCTGAAATGTTATCACCAAAGAATACAGCTTCCCAAGGCTTGATATTTTTAATACGTTCATTACCTTCTAAGTCGATGTAACATAACCTTGCTGCATAACCGCAAATAGTGGCCAGTTTACCAAGTTCACTGTCTAAGTCTTCAGCTAAGTTCCTTAAGTTAAAGTTTTTAATCTTTTCTTTAAGTTTGTCATCTTCTTTGTCATAGTCGTACACAATAGGTACACCATACATATAACCAGTTTTAGTATCGACAATATCACTATCGTAACTGTTAGCAACTGAATTATGTATCTTGTCATCGATACGATAAACATTACCACCAGTTTCAAAGTCACCCAGCTTAACCGCTTCTTGTTGAAAAATAGGTACTTCAACGCCTTTATAACGGTTGTATTTAGTCTTGTTTTTGTTCATCTTAGCAATGTTCTTTTCTATTACCTTGATGATTATTTCTTTTGTTATCCCACTTGCCTGGATCTGTTCAATAAATTCATTATTAGTATTCATCTAGCGATCAGCCCCCTTTCTTCTAGCTTTTAATCTCATATGAGAGTATATAGCATATCTCATTGAGTCCATCACATCATCATTTTCTTTTACTGGGTTCCCAGTCTTTTCATCCCATACATAGTTGTAAATCTCTTTCTTAAACATTTTAACCTTGTCAGATACAACAAAAAAGCGGCCAAGCTTTATAAGTCTTGCCACTTCCTCTATCCCACTTAATACACTCTTATCAGCGTTTATGGCCCTTATACGTTCCCGTCTGAAGCGTTCAACGTGCTCTGGCCTTGCACTATCACAATAAAAGTTTATGTTACCATATCGCGCCTTTATATCAAGCGCAACATCAGCCCAATAATCTATTTCTTTGAATTGCTTAGCATGTTCCTCTAGTAAGTACCAGTTGTTTAGCTTGTCTATACCAAACACCACTATACTACCAAAGTGACTGTAACCCCAGTCAACTCCAGCTATGTAAGTTTCAAACTCAACATTATCAACATCATTAATAAAGTGCTTGTTACTATCAAAATCACTGTACACAACACCTTCACCAGTCACCCATAACCCTCTAATATCTCTATCGTAGAACATACCAGAAGGCGTTGACTCTTTAATATTCTGGATATACCTTGGTGATAAGAATGTGTTATCATCTAATTCAAAATGATAAGATATTATGTTTTCGCTTTTGCTATCAATATATTCTTTCTTTAACCAGTGTTCTGGGTTATCTGGGTTGGTATCAAACACAATCCTAGCACCATCACCAGAACAGCGTGATATGATCTCTTTAAACACTTTCTCATTGGCCAGGGATGCTTCATTGACATAAGCCCCAAAGGCTGTCATACCTCTAATACCACCTAAGCCCCCTATTGTACCAGTGAAGGCCTGCACGACCTTAACACCGAACAACGTAAATGAGTTGTGTTTATCAAACTTAATGTCTAGCTGATATCTATTGTATATCTCTTGCAATACGTTGTTTTGAATAGTCTTACTCGATACACCAGCTAATATATACATTGGTTCTTTTATCTTAAGATTATCAGCAATCTTACGAACCCTTATTAATTCCCTTAAGAATATATCATTATTAATAACAGTCTTACCAGTTCGCTTAGCACCGTGTAAGCCCAGTATAAAGAAGTCTTCTGTATTTGTTCGCTTAAGTATTTCAATCTGTTTAGGGGTGTACAATCTATTTAAGTTCATTGATCTCACCATCCACCAACTTGAACAAGTCTGAAATCTTATCTTCTTGACTGTTATTTGTATTTAGTTCAGCTTCAGCCATCTTAGCTTGTTGCGCTATTAATTTAGTTCGTGCTTTCTGTTCAGCAATATCATGCTTATCTTTAACGTTTGTAACCTTGGTAATAGCTTCAAAGGCTCTTACATTTCCGTTAGCCGCTTGCTGAAACATCTGGAAAGCTAACAGCATTTCATTGGTTGCTTCAAACCCTAGCGACTCTAACAAGTCTTTAGCTTTTTCACCAGTGACATCAGCGGCCAGTATTACCTCTAACGCTTTCTTAAGATCAGCTTTCTTGCGCCGTGCTTTATTAGCAGCATGGGCTCCTCTCCTTGATAGTTCTTTATGGTGGGCTGGATCCAGAGTGCCAAAAGGTTTAAGGTTTGCTAAGCTTTTTTCATTACCATTCCCAGCCATAATTTATTCAACTCCTTTAGTAATTCAAATAACCTTTCGGTCTAATCTTTTTATTTTTTTCTCTTAGGAAATTTATTCTATTTCTAATAGCATCATGTTCCTTTTTCTGGTCATGTGGGTTAAGTCTTTGCGCTTTTATTTCTAAGCCATCCATTAACCTAGCATATCTAAATTGACTATACCTTTTCGGTTCATAAAAATTATGGTTAGTACCTTTATGGCCGTTAGCGCGTTTAACTCTTTCTTCTCTTAAAAATCTTTCGTGATTAGTTCGTCTTCTTATTATTCGTTTCAACCCTTTTTGAGTTGTTGCATCCAGCTTATTAGGGTTAGTTCCTATCTTATAGTTATTAGTCTTTCTAATGGCAACTATACCATTACCATGAACACCTTTATTCTTTAATCTTCCAGAACTCGCTCCTCTACTTCCCATTTTTATCACCTTCTTTCATTCTATCGGTTACAGCGTTGCTAATGTGTATTACTTCAACACCTTCACCATAATCAATTTCTAATTCACCACCATACACAATTAATCTTGTTGGCTTTAACCTATTTAACATCTCACGAACTCCCGCTTCCCAAATTGCCATTGCATCGCTATCCCTTTTAACTCCAATAGTGGATATAGATAACGTTGAATTACTTGGTAAGCCATCGAAACAGAAGTTAAAGCTATCCTTACCAGCCCATGAAACGGTTGGTATTACTGTTAAGCCATGATCTTGCATTATCTGACCAATAAGCCTGCTTCTGTACACATTCCAGACCATCATTGCTATTGGCATATCCATGTATAAACTAAAGTCTGGCGTTAGAACACAATCAAAGTTTGTTAGCTTTTTAATGTAATATTCTGGGCGTTGCCAAATTCTTTCAAATTGGTAATCATCCAGGTAAAAGTGAACGCCCTTGCGATAATCTGGCTTATTTAACACGTAATTAAAGCCTTGCAAGTCAGTTGGCTCATGATCAACGCCATCAATATAAGGCATCTGATAAAAGCCTTCTGTACGTTTTTCATCGTAATCAAATAGGTTATACTGTTCTATCGTTGTATCGCGGTGATGTTCTTTATCATCATCTTCATCAATTTCATTGTTGGTATTATCCAACTCAATTTCAATAGGTTCAAACTCTAACCCGAACTTAGTCATATCAATTTCAATGTCTTTCAGTTCGATGTTGAGTATCTCATTGTCAAAACCCGTTGCCATATTCGTAGCATTTGCAGCCAAGATATAACCTTTCTTTTCATCCTCTGTTAAGTGTTCTAACCTAACATAAGGCACTTCAGTAAGTCCCAACAACTTAGCAGCTTCAACACGCCCGTGGCCACTCAATATCATGTTATTTTCATCGATCTCAATCGGATCATTGAACCCGAACTCTTGAATTGAGTTGGCGATATGTTCTATTTGCGCGCGTGTGTGTACCTTAGCGTTGCGCTTGTACTCCTTCAGTTTTTCTAATTCGATTTTCTCTCGGTGCATTCTCGTTCTGGCTCCCTTCTTTTTCCTCTTTTAAGCATAAGAAAAAGCGCTATTTCAAGCGCTTTATAAAGGTTTGTATAAAAATAATTTATGTTACATTCCAAAATAACAAATAAGAAGAAAAAATATTAATAAAAATTAGCTTATTATCAACAGAATTTTTTGTAATTGTTTAACGGAAAAGCAAAGGTATTTTATGCTTAATACGTTGTTTATATATAAAATTAAGTAAGTAATTATTACATGTTGGGAAATATTGTGGAAAACCCAACACATAACCAGAAATATATACATTTTTTTAAATGAAAAGGATCAATTATCTAACTCTAAACTCCTGCAACTAAGTTCAGTAATTAATTAATGGCTGCCTTTCCGTTAAATTCTTACAATACTATTATAGCACATAAAAATGGCTCAAATGGCTCAACTTTTATGAATTATTTATAATTGTTAAAAAATCTTCTAACAAGCTTTTCTGTTTACGTTTAACCGTTGATATATGCATATGATATTTACAAGCAATATCATAAATTTTCATCCTTGGTTTAACCAAATACCTAGCGTGTATAAGTCTGTATTGTTCTTGGTCTAGTCCATCCAGAAAAGTATCGATACACTTTAGAATACGTTTATTTTCCTGGTACTTCTTATTGTCTAACTTTTTAATTAAATTCCTTTCGTTTTCCCTTCCAGTCTTTTGAGTGCTTATCTCACTCTTATCCCCTGGTTGTCTACCATTCAAAAGAAAGTCATTGCACTCCATCCTAATGTTATTGTAGTTCTCTAAAAACCACTTAGCATCCTCTTTAGTGTAACCCATTCACTTCATCCCTTTCAATAACAAACTCCGTGATTTCTAATTCTTCAATGAACTCTAGCACCCCAATTGCACGGGAGTTCATATATTTTTCATTCAGCTTTTCGGCCAAGTCTTTAGAATTAATCACAATTTTGTTCTTATTCTTCTCGTCTATTTTTGCCTTTAGTACAATCATCAATCAACAACTCCTTTATTCTTTCCCCAAACTCCTTAATAAACGCCCCTGCAAGCTCTTCAGACTTAAGACAAGGCAATAACCCTAAATGGTTTATAGCGTGCCTTCTAGCTATATAGAAATGGCCAGTAGAGGGTGTAATTTCAATACAATACTTATCCTGGTGAATATTACACCAATTAGGTTCCCATCCATCATTATATATATTGGCCCAGTTCTCCATATCAAAGATTAAACGGCGTTTTGCATCATAATTTCTAGCTTGTTCTTCAGTCTTGAATAACAACCCACGTTTAGCACACAGCATAACAGTCCTTCGATCATATGCACTAGTCAACCAACAAGAACCATCTTTCTCCAGTATGTAATACTTGGTTAGTACTTCTTTTTCATAATCAGCTTTTTGTTTTAACATATCTTTTACTTGTTCATTCATTACAATTCCACCCCTAACGCTTTCAACTCGTCTATAAGAAACTCATTTCTTCTTTCAAACATTATTACTATAGATTTTTTCATGGTATCTGGTACTATGATCCCGCCTGGTTTAAATTCTGGCGTTACCAAGTCAACATGTATATAAAAATCACAATTAATATTTTGGATAATAAGTCTATTATTATTCATTTCATTCAATATAGTTTGAACTGCACTTAAATCTTCTAATTTCATTAATGTAACACCTCTTAATTTATTCTTGCTTTTTCAATAGCTCGTAATACTTCATCAACTGTAGCCAATACCATCTCGCTAGTAGAAGTGGTTTTTATCTCTGTTACTTCGTTACCTATTACAGTTTTATCCCTTTCAGTGAAAGTTATAATCTCATTAATATTTATGTAAACCTCTTTTCTTTCACGATTTAGCATTTTTATAAATCTTACATCTTTTTTACTTATTTCATCTTTTATTTCTCTTAATATTCCTTCTATTCGGCTTTCTCTAACTTCATAACCTAAACTTTTAAGATCCATTGACTAACACCTCTTTTATTTCATTTCATGCAAACTAATACATAAATTAGCAACACCCCAAATTACTGTAAATAAATATACATATTCTGATTTTAAATTCTCTCCAAAAATCTTTAGAACTAACCCTACTAATACCATTAATACAAGCCATTCAAATATATATCCTAACATTTCAACAACTCCTTATCTTCGTAAATATTACCAAGCACAACGCAACCATCATGAGTTGTACCATCCAATAAGAAGCTTAAATTAGGTTTCTCATACTCGACCTTAGAACCAAGCATCTGATCTATTGTTTCACAAACTTCATCTATCCTATTTTTCATAACATACAACTCAATAACATAAGCACCATACTCATTTTTGCATATCACTCCTCTAAGCGTTCCAACATCTGGATGTCTTCGCACATATTCCACGATATTCCCAGTATAAATATTGGCCCCGTTCTTATCTTTGAACCCCGTGTTATCCATGAATTCACAATTTGAAAAACTTAATGTTATTACAGTATTATCTCCGTTGTTATCAATATTTCTAACAACAAATAATTTATAATCAAAATCGATTTCTACCACTTCTAATACTTTCTTGTCTTTCTTACTATAAATCTTAGGTTGTAACATATTACTCACTCCTTTTAGTTAAATCTTACTTATCACCAACGAAAATAAGAATTTTAACCTTACTTTCTGCTGGTATAACTTTAATATCAATAATTTCTTCAGTTTCCTGGTTAAACTCTTGCAAGTCAATAAACTCATTATTAATATAACTTGTAACAAAGTTCTTAACTCCATCTACTGTTGTGCAATCTAGTTCTTCAATTCTATTTAATTTATTAAACATATCTTTCTAATCTCCTTGATCTTCAATAATTTCATCTTCTTCATCGTCTTCAACTTCTATAAGCACGTATGAATTACCATTCTTGTACCTTTCGTTCCCATAAGCCCATATTGTACTTTTTGGCTTTCCAGTGTACCTGCATATTTCTGGTATAGTTCCCATGCAAATGAATGTATCACGATGATAAAAAGCATAAATCTTTTTAAAAGTTTTTTTCTTTGCCATATTTTTTTTTTACTCCTTCAAGAGTTCAAATTTCAAAATAACTAAGATTTTATATTTTTCATCAGAAGCCCATTCTGTGTCAGCTAAGCAATAACCAAGCTGCTTGTTTTGTTTAATTTTTTGGATAATCTCCCACGGTGTAGGGTTAAACAAACCAACATAAATAACATCATTAAAGTCATTATTATCATTGTTACAGTTCATAACCTTTCACCCCCAACGCTTCACATAGTTTCCTTAATGTTCTGTAACGACAATATTCAACACCCGTTCTTCTTAGGTTTCTAATACTACCAATAGCAAGCCCAGTTTTTTCGGATAACTCAACCGCTGTAATACCTTTTTCGTGCATCACCTTATCGAACTTACTTCTAAACTTACGTTGTCTTTCCATTGTCATCACCTTCCTTTTCTTCTAATTCCCAGGCCATCAACTTATCAACATGGTTTTTCATCTGTTCCACCATATAACTCTCAAAGTCAAAGCCCAGTTCTTGTTGTAATGTTTCTAGCATCATTTCACGATCATAATAACGACCGCTTCTCCAATCTAGTGTTACATCCAGGTACCTATCCAAGAAATCAATCAATCTTTTCTTACCAAAATGATGATCTTGCCTTAAAGTCCATGCTATTGCCAATGCACAATCAACAAACATAACTTTCTTTTCTAAGTTCACCAAGCTGGCCAGATCCTTAGCACGTTTATTAAAGGCCATTTCTTCTTGAATACGTTCCTGGGTGCTAATTCTTTTTTTATCTTGTTTACTCTTTTTCTTCTTAACCTTCTTAACCATTGTTATCCTACCTTCTTTTATAGCTCGTAAGCTTTAACAAAAACACCACTGATTTTATCGTACCTTTTTTCACTAACCACCTTGCTGACATGTGAATCATCCTTCCAGAACCCCATATAAGTCATTCTATCAATAAATGTCTTAGCTAAGTTGTCAGCATCTGGCTTAACAATATGATAGTCACCAGGTTGTTTATCTTTCTCCACTGGGAAACACCAATATAATTCCACCCCAATAGGCGCATTTAACATTTCATCTTTATGTTTCGGAGCGAACCCAGCAAGACCATTTTCAAAAATACTTTTTGCTTCCTTCAAACGCGGTGAGTCAAAAATAATTGGCTTACCATTTTTAACCGAAATAATTTTATCCTGGTGAGTAACCTTTGGAATTTTTTTCAGTGGGACAAAAAACTGAATTGCCATTTTTAATTTTCACTTCCTTAACTCCATTTTATTTTTTTACCATTTTCCATTTTTTATTTTTTTCTTCCACGGACGTGGGCGGGGTGAACTGGACGGGGGTGGTACAGACATGGTGGGGTGGTTTTTAACCCCACCTGTTCTGTACACCTCGTTCAGTCTGTTCACATCCATCCAAACACATATATCTCTGATATATGGCTTTTCTTGTCAAGACAAGACTTAAAAAAAGTAGTGTTGTCTTGTCTGGACACGACTTAAATTTTTAAGTGTTGTCTATGAGGGATAACTTGGACACGACTTAAATTTTTAAGTGTTGTCCGTCTTATTTTTCGACCATTTTTATTGTTTCTGAATTCTTATCGAACCAAAATTTTTTACTATTTTTTAATTTTCTATCTATAGTTTTTACACTTACACCTAAGTAATCAGCGACCATTTTTTTTGTTGGTGCTTCACCAAACGAACAATTTTCTATGGCCATCTCAAACTCTAGCATGCTTTCTTGATTCTTTTCTTCGGCTTGTTTTTGTCTTCCTTTTTTAGCTTTAACAACTTTATCATTGCTATCAGCTTCTAAGTCAGCAAGTACACCAACATCATCAATGGTATGTTTTGGATAATTGAACCATATATTGACTGGCTCAAACTTCGCAAACTCTCTTAAAGTACCTTCAACACGCCAAGCTGTTTGTTGTTTGACTTTAGCTTCTATTTCCTTGGCCTTTGCTCTTACTTCCATTAAATGGCCACTTAGACTCTGTTCAGCATGGTATTTCATCTTCTCGTAATCATAATGGTCATCCATACCAATTTTTGTAATGTAATACTTGTTGTTAAGTGTTTTAATTCTATCCTCGTAATACTTAACTAACTCGTTATTAATTTGAGTCTTAAGCAGCGTTTCTGGTATATCCAACTCTACCAGGTCTATTAATGCATCTGGATCCCTTGCAAATACTCCACTACCACTGGCCCTATCCATTGATTTTTTGCCACCTTGCGAACCTTTAGAATGATGGTGACAATAAATAACCGAACACCCTAATTCAGTGGCCACCTTATCAAATTGGTTAGTAAAATGTGCCATCTGGTCAGCACTGTTTTCATCACCAGTAAGCACCTTGTAAATAGGGTCTATAATTACAGCCGTATAATTCTTCTTATGCGCCCTTCTAATTAGTTTCGGTGCCAACTTATCCATTGGTACTGTTTTCCCTCGTAGGTTCCATATATGCACGTTCTGTAAGTTGTTAGCACTAAGCCCCATACTTGTGTACACATCTTTAAACCTATGTAAACAGCTGGCTCTATCTAGTTCTAAGTTCACATACAATACACGACCTTGCGCACATTCCCAGTTTAACCACTTCTTACCTTCAGCAATGGCAATGGCCATCTCTATTAGCGCAAAACTCTTACCAGCTTTAGAAGGCCCAGCGATTAGCATTTTATGGCCTTGTCTAAGCACGCCTTTAATTAATTCTGGTGCTAGTTCTGGCATATCGTCCCAGAAGTCTTCTAAATTCTCTGGATCTGGTAAGTCATCGTTTAAATCTTCTATATATTCAAACCATTCGTTCCAGCTTTGTTTACCAATGTTAGTGTCTATTAAGAATTGTTTACGACCGTTTCTAATCACCCCAGGCATCCTACTTAAACGCGATGGGTTTTTATTTTGAGTATCAACCGCAAGGCCATTCTTAGCACATACTTTATACAAGTAATCAACCCTTTTCTGGTACTCGTGATAATCTCTAGCATCTATCTTAACTATCGCATGAACTGACTTACCACCACTATGCACAAGGCACGCTACCGGCAACTCTAACTCACGGATAATAGCGTTTTGTTGTGAGATGCTTGTTCTATCACTTTCTACCAGTGCATACCTAAACTCTGTTACGTTATCATTCTTAACACCTTTACCATCTAACGGGTTGAACCTTATCCAGGCCCCAGCTTCTTTGTTATAATCTCCAATAACAAAACCTATATCATCTTTATATTTGTGAAGCTTTTCTATTAAGTGGCCCGCTGTCCTATCAAAAACACCTTTCTTGGGTTTGTGAACCGTGTTACCTTCTTTATCTTCTAAGGGATAAGTTTCTGTAACAAAACCAACATTCTCTGTACTCTGGAAAAGTGTTTCTAAATACGTTATCAGTTCTTGTGCTGGTTGCCAGTGTGTTGGCTCTTGTATCTCTTTTCCTTCTATCCAGCTTTTGTCGATGAACTTATAATCACCATCGTTATTAATTTCATCATCCCAATTAAGTGCATGTGAGTTTTCAAAGTCCATATATACTGGTGAATATCCATTCTCAACAGCCATCTGGTATATCGTTCCACCAGTAACGGGCTTACCAGCGCTTGAACCCTGGAAAGTTTCCCATTTTCTGAAGCATTCACCAGGCTTATATCTTGGATCAGCTTGTGACCATTGATCCCATTCTTGTGCTGTTAAACCTTCATGCTTCATAGCCATTCCCACATTAACCCACTCTTGATAATCAAGAATAGCAGGGTTAATGTATTCTAATAATTCTATTAAATTTTTGTTGTTATCCATTCTTGATTGACTCCTAATTCATCATACTTTTCGGCTTATAATCTTTTGCGACCATTCCTCTAGGTAAGCGCCAGCCGTTTGCTGCTATTCTAGTAATCATCTTGTTAGCATCTTCAAAACTCCAGTTACCAACTTTTCTAAAACCTCTACTTTCTAGTAACCTAATCTGTTTAGGTGTAGCAAACCCCATCTCACGTCTTTTAATAACACGATCGATTAACAAGCTTGCCTTACCAGAATTATCTATTGCACTTGCATTAATTCCCATCTTTTCAAGCGTTTCTATTTGTGCTTCACTTGGTGGGGCTTGTTCTGATAAGAAACTTGGCACATAATTGGCAAGATCTTCATCAGCAATACTCATTTCAAATTGTAACGGATCCACCAACTTACCTTTTTTGCGCCTTTGTTCAGCAAGTTGTTTAGCAAGGCTTGCTTCACGATCTTGTATAACTTCATCAGCTGCCTTAACTTCTATTTCTTCTAAGTCAACCGCGTTTCCTACTTCTTTTTCACTAAGTTCAGTAATCTTTTTAGCTATTTCTTCATTCTTGGCAATTAAGTGGCCAGGTCTGCACAATTCATGCTTTTCAACGTGCCATAAGAAATCTAATAATAATAAGTTTTCTTTTCCTGGGTGTAACCTTGTACCACGTCCAACCATTTGAGAATATAACGCCCTTACCTTTGTTGGTCTAAGTACAATTACACAATCAACGCTTGGGCAATCCCAACCTTCTGTTAATAACATTGAATTACAAAGTACGTTGTATTTATCCTTGTCAAAGTCTTCTAATATTTGCGCTCTATCCTTACTTTCTCCGTTGACTTCAGCAGCCTTAAAACCTTTTGAGTTAAGAATATCTCTGAACTTTTGGCTTGTTGCTACTAATGGTAGGAATACAACCGTTTTTCTATCCTTACAATGTTTAACCATTTCATCAGCAATTTGTTCTAAATAAGGATCAAGCGCATTACTAACATCGCTTGCTTTAAAATCTCCGTTTTGAGTTGCCACTCCACTTAAATCAAGGTTCAATGGTATTGTTAAACTTTGTATTTTGCTTAAATAACCCTCTTTGATAGCATCTACTATTTTGTATTCATAAGCCAAGCTTTCAAAGTACGTTCCCAGGTTCTTCATGTCACCCCTATCAGGTGTAGCAGTAACCCCTAGTACTTTTGCCTTATCAAAATGGTTAAGTACATTCTGATAGCTGTTAGATATACAATGATGCGCTTCATCAATAACGATGGTATCAAAGTGATCTTTGTCAAACTGGTTAAGTCTTTTCTCACGTTGTAAAGTCTGAACACTACCAACTACCACCCTAAACCAAGTATCTTTAGAGGTGCTATCAGCTTTTTCTAACGCTGTATTAAGTCCAGTACTTTTCTTTAGCTTGTCACTTGCTTGTTCTAACAATTCGCTTCTATGTGCTAATATAAGCACTCTATCACCTTTTTTAACTCTATCCTCTATTATTTTGGAAAATACAATAGTTTTACCACAACCAGTTGGCAGGACAAGGAGCGTTTTTTTAACGCCCCCTTCCCATTCTTTTTGAACCTTAACCCTTGCTTCTTCTTGGTAAGGTCTAAGTTTCATTTTTAGAACCCGCCTTGAGTGTTATTCCCTTGATTATTCCAAGCTGGTTGTTGATTTTGTTGCGGTTGGTTGAAATTAGGTTGTTGTTGTGCAAATGGGTTTTGTACGTTAAGTACTTTTGTAATATCAACATCATCTTTATATATCATGCTTTTAACTTCGTTGTATTGGTTTCCGTTGTGTTCTCTAATTCCTACTTTACAAACTCCAGTTGCTCCTGGTAATTGGTTCCACGCCATTTTTAATGGTTCACCTTTTTTCTTGAACCCAATCGCTCCGAAAAATGCTGAAAGTAAACCTTCAACAGAACTATGTAAGAATAGATTATGCTTAAGTGTTGTTTCACCTTCATTAGCTTTAATATTGATTGATACAATCGCTTTAGGACAACTTGGTAATTTAGCATTAGGGTTAGTTGGTACGTGTTGCGCTCTTTCATAACCTTCAACAGTAAATTGGTATAACCCTGGAGGTAATAGCACAAACTCACTATCTTTTACTATTTCAGCATCCCAGTCTAATTCTCTTTCAAAGTTGTTGTTAAAATTTGTATTGTTATTCATCATTTTTTAAAATCTCCTTAAAATTTATATTGTTTTTATTTTTGTTTTAATTCTTTTAATAATTGTTTAAGTCCTTCCCATTTAGGGATAATGTAACCAGTTAAGTAACCTTGTTCGTTATATACAGTCATTGGCGTTCCCTTAGGGAAATAACCTTTACTTTCACTAACAAGCTTAATATCTTCTTCAGTAATTCCATCTTGTTCCATTAAGTCCCATAAAGGTTGCGGGATATAATCGGGTTTATCTGGTTTAAACGGATCCACTAAGTCTTCAACTGGCTTATTGGCCACTTCTGTTATAATATCTTTGAAATTGTCTTCTATTACTTCGTTACCACTTTTTTTAGTTTCATCTGGCTGTTTAGCTTGTTCCACTGGTTGCGGTTCTGGTTGCTCGAAAATATGTGCTATTCCACTGTAATCAAGCGGTAATTCACTTGGCAACCCGTGGCGGTTCTTAGCATCCCAGGCCGCTGCATGTTCTGTGTACATTACACGCTGTGAACCTTGTGCCTTTTTCTTAGCTGAACCCTCTTGCGCTATTAGATAAGTTTTGTAATTACAGAATAGAACCATATCAGCCCATTCTTTTACAAGCGGTGCTGTTTGTGAACTTGTCTTTTTACCAAGTTTCAGTTCATATTTATCATATGATCCCATTTCATCTGGTAATTCAAACTTTCTAATTTGTGCATGTGCTGTAAGTACCACGTTGATACCTATTTCAATTAAATCTTGTAATCTGTTTAGGAAACGGCCCATTTCTTCTTTCGCATAAACGTAACCATTACCATAACCAAAATCTTCAATACCTTTCTTACCATGCATAGCGCAAAGATTATCAACACAAAGCGACTCAGCCCAGTCAATGGTATCTATAACTAGTGTTTTGCATACAGTGGGGTTGGCCTTGATAAATGCAATCTGATTATTAAGCATCACCCAACTTGTAGGTTTGTCTAATCTGGCAACATCCATATTATCTGTTGATCCCTCTGTATCTATAAATAGAGGTTCTGGAAATTGTGCAGCTAGTGAACTTTTCCCAATTCCTTCAGTGCCATAAATAACGACTTTTTGCGCTCTTGCTCGTTTACCTTTTGTTATTCTCATTAAAATTCACCCCCTTTGTTTGCCATCCAAGATGCTTGCGCTTGTGTTGGTTCTTCAACTTTTCGCTCTTTAACATAACCATCTTCAATAATAATCTGGCATTCTTCTCCAGTGCTTACTCGTGTTGCTATTGCTTGTAACTTGTTATCTTTCAACCAGTTAGCAAAGTCTAGCAACGTTTCCAAGTCCATTTGTTCTAGTTTATCAACCAGTACAAACTCACATTGCGGGTTTATCTTTCTCACAATGGCAGTTGCTACTATAAGCTGTTCAGAGCCACTCATATTATCCCAAGGTTGGCCTTTATATGTAATTACACCATTGTCAACGCTAAGGCCTTCTAGTGGCAAATTAGCACCGTTTAACAAGTCTAGTTTTTGTTGTCTTAATGCATCTATTTCATCTGATAAGTCTTTGTATTCCAGCGCATAGTGTTCAGCATCCATTTCAGCTTTCTCACGATCTTGGTTAGCGCGAACTTTCCTATTAATTTCTTCGATGTTCTCGATACTTTGTTCAAGTTCTTCAGTACTTTCATCTATTAAGTCAACAACATCTTTATTAGCTATCTCTATATCAGTTTCAAGAGTTTCTAACTCATTATTAATTTCTAACAATTGTCTTTCTAATTCAGCTTTTTTATTAATTACTAGCGTTTGTCTAGCGGTTAAATTCTCCAGGTTATCTCTCTTACGTTGATTTTCACCATTTCTGGCCAATATCTCTTGTTGTTCCTTAATTAGTTCAGAAGCACTTACTATCTCGTTTCCAACCTCTTTGTAAAATGGTTGTTCTTCAGCATAATGTTTCTTCTGATCTCTAATTTGGCCAACTGTTCGGCGTTTGTTATAAATTTCTAGTTCTTCTTGCTCCAATTGGTATATCTTTTCACCAAGCCCATCTACTGTATTTAATAACGCCTTAGTCTTATCTTTAGAGTTCATCTCCATAAATTTAGGTAAGTTGATGGCAAACTGTTCAACAAAGCTATTTAATAAGTTTTGGCCTGCTTTCTTACCACTAGGATCAGTTACTTTAAGGGTTCCATTATCTCCCTTACGTTCGACTATAAGACCATTATCAAGCTGTATTCTTATCATTGGTGCAACAACACTGCCTTCACGATGTGGGTTAGATGGTTTATAAGAATTACCACCCAGCGCCCAGGCAATTGAGTCTAGCACGCTTGTTTTCCCTTGACCGTTCTTACCACCAACAACAGTTAACCCATTCGCTGTTGGCTCTATTTGAACCGCCTTAACCCTCTTAACATTTTCTATCTCTAATTTATTAATCTTCACCATAAATCGCACCCCCTAAGAGTTGAATGAAATCTTGTGCATCTTCTTTATTCAAATAAATATTATCGTGGCCAATTCTAACCATTACTATCTCTTTATCTTTAATCAAGTCTTGTTCTTGTGGTGATAGCATTTCTTTTAGCTTGTCAAACGGGCTGAAATCTTCTTGATGATTAGTTTCTTCTTTTACCCCTCTTGGTTCACTTGCTTTTTTACCTTCTAAATCATTAAGCCAAAACTCTCCATATCTAATAATCTTTTCAATATCTGTTCTTGGATCTTCGTGTTTTTTATCAGCCCTAAAAGCATATTTAATCATGTTAGCTTGACATACACTCCCAAAATCTTTTACAGTATCTTGAATTACATCTATCAATTCACCGTTCCCAGCTTTGTAATGTTCTGGGTTAATATTATCTTTCTTATTTGTCATGTTGTTTATTTCTCCTTTTCGTGTTAAAATATAAGTAAGTAAATTTATATAGCGGTTATTTTTTTAATAGCTGCTATTTTCTTTTGTTTTTCTTCTTCATTTTCTTCTTCTATTTTTGTTTCTTTTAAAACCCCCAGTATTAGTTCAACTCTTTCTTTAGTTGGTATTTCCATTAAACGTTGCGCTAATTCTTCTTTATCGTGTTCATTATTTCCATAAAGTAGTTCGTTAACAGTTATATTACCTAATTGTGCTATTTTATCTAATCTACTGTTGTTAGGTAACATAACCCCTTTTTCCCAGCGTGATATAATACTTTTTGCTGGTGGTAAATGTTTTCCACTTTCCCATTCTGATATACTACTTTTACTAGCGCCAATAAGTTTGCCAAATTCATCAAGCGTTAACCCCTTTTCCAACCTTATAGCTTGTATTCTTTTTCCAACTAGCTTTTTATTCGGTTTCATCCTTTCTCACCGCCTTTCTTTGTGGATATACTGGCTTAATAGGTTGTACTTCAGTAAACAACTCACCAGGTGTAATTTTAAAGTAGTTACAAAGAACATCAATGGTTTCTAATTGAATACCTTTGCTCCTTCCATATTTAATTGCATTTAGTGTTGGTCTACTTAAACCAGTATCTTTGCATACTTGTGTAATTTTTAAGTTTCTTTCAGCCAATAATTCCCAAAGTTTTATTCTGTATTTCATCATTGGTTTTCACCTCCTTTAAATTGTTTTTACTTCTTCAAACAACTCTAATGGTGTAATATCAAAGTAATTACATAATGTATTTAAAGTTTTTATTTGAATACCTCTACCAGGATGGTAATATAACCCCGTTAATGTAGTTCTTGAAATTCCAGTATCTTTTGAAACTTTAGTTATACTTAACCTTCTTTCAATTATTAATTTTTTTAAATTAATTCTGTATTTTTTCATTTTTCTCACTCACCCCTAACACTTCATTTATTAATTTAATTCTTTCCTTAGTTGGTAAGTTTAACAATCTAATTTTTAAGTCTTTTATTTCCTTTTCTTTTCCATATAACAGTTCTTCAACGGATATTTTCCCAAGTTTAGCTATCTCTATTGATTTTTCACGCCTTGGCAATACTTTCCCAAGTTCCCACTTAGAAACATTACTTCTACCTACTTGCAAAATAAGTCCGAACTGTTCTAATGTTAAATTCATGTTTTTTCTTATTGAAAATATCCTTTTGCCTACTTCTTTCTTGTTAGGTTTTTTTTGTAAAACTCCAGCTACCTCTTGATCTCTATTATTTTGGTTTCCATAAAGCAATTCTGTAACGCCAATATTGGCCATTTGTGCTATCTTTTGCAATCTTCTTTTATTAGGTAAACATGCACCACTTTCCCATGCTTGAACATTTCCTCTACTTGCTCCAAATAAATCTCCAAAACCTTGTATTGTGTAACCTCTATTGAGTCTTATAAACCTAATTCTTTCTCCTACTTCTTTTTTATTGATTTTATTCTTCATTTGTTACATCCTCTAATAATCGTTTAGCTAATAGTAATTTCTCTTTATTAGAAAGCTTTTTGACTTCATCGTATAAATTGAAATTAAAACCATATAACAATTCATTTAGTGTAATATTAGCAATCTCGCACATTTTAACCATTCTTGCTTTATTAGGTAATTGTTTCCCTACTTCCCATTGCTGTACGTTACCTTTTTCAGCATTAAAATATTTACCAAATTGTTGTAATGTCAAACCTTTTCTAATTCTAATTTCTCTTATACGTTGGCCAACCGCCTTCTTATCAATATTTTTATTCATCTCTTTGTCAGTCATACTAACACCTACTTTTCTTTTACAAAGCTGCCATCAATCATTTTTCCAGTTCTCTTAGAAATAACGTTATAAGCCGCTTCTATACATTCGCAAAGTGTTAAGTTGTAATCTTTAGCGATAAAGTCCAGAAATTCAACATACTTAGCAATTTTTAAATCTAAGTTTGTTATTGACTTTGAAATGAAAGTATCGTATAAGCTAAGATCTAACCTTTTCAACTCGACGATGTAATATTTATAATCGACCGCCATTGGTAATTTGTGATCAGTAAGCTTAATCAATTTAAAGATTATATATGGGTTCTTGGTTCTCATTCTTGTTGAGATGGCCAATGTAACGTATATATCACCAATTGCATCCTTTATTTCTTCAATGGCTTCTTTGTTGCCATTCTCATAGCTTTCTATCGCTGTTTGTAATTCCAGGCATTCTTCACTTGACTTAAGTAATTGCTTGGTAAGTCTACCAGTTTCTAATATTCCTTTTTGTTCAGCCCATTCAATTATTGGGGTGTAAAATTCATAGTGTTGTTTTTGCATTCTTTTTTCTCCTTATTCAAAATATTTTTTACTGAAATCTTTATCAAATAAGAATTGAACTATTGCTATTATTCCCGTTGCAACTCCACCAATTAATTGCCAATCGATGTTAGTTAATGTTAAGAAGCAAGTACTAACTACCAGCACCGTCCAATAAATTACATTTAGTTTATCTTTTTTAATTTTTCTTTTTATTTTAGTTTTTAGCATTGTTACGTTCCCTTTCTCTGTTGACTTGGTTTATATAGTTATAAATTCTTACCTTGTTGTAAGTCTTGTTAGTTGTTAGTGTTCCCTGGATATATAAGAATGAATTATCTAAGCTTTCTATTTCTTTAATGAATTTGTTGAACTTGTCTTTTGACTTATCCATCTGTAAGAATTTCTTTAACTCATTTCTACTTATCCAATGATCTGGGTTTTCTATCTTATCCAGGTAAGCATTGTAAGGTTCTTTCAAATTATCACTCCTTATCCAAATATTAAGTTAAACTTAACTAGCTTTCCAAAAAAATAAGCTGGTTGGTATCTATTTTTAAAATCTTGCAAAGTTTTTCGAACTCTCCAAGTTTTATATCTTTACCATCACCCTTTTCCCATTTAATCAAGGTAGGTTCGCTTATTCCCATTTGTTTAGCTAATTCCTTTTGAGTTAAACCAGCGTTAACTCTAGCTGCTTTTAATGTTAATTGTAAAGTCACTCGCGTTTTCTCCTTTCTTTCTTAAGTTCGTAATCTCATTATACACTTAAGTTTAACTTAAGTCAATAGTTTTTTTAAAAAAAATTTAAGAAAAACTTATTTTTTTTTTAGTTTTCCTTGATTTTATTTAAGTATTACTTTATAATTAAGGTAAGAAAGGGGTTATTAAAATGAACAATAATATAGAAGAAACTTTCAGAACTAACCTAAAAAGATATTTGAAAGAGAAAAAGAAGACACAAAAAGAATTAGCTGAATATTTAAACGTAAGCCCTACTATTGTTTCTTATTACATTAAAGGGATAAACACACCAAGAATGGATAAAATTGACAAAATAACTAAGTTTCTTGGAATTGAAAGAAGTGATCTAATTGGCCATAATTCTGATGTTGTGGATAATAAAGAAAATATTGATATATCTATAATGGTAAATGATCTAATCGAAAACTTAAATAGTAATCAGACTCTTATGTATAAGGATGAACCAATGGATGAACTGACTAAGGAATTAGTTAAAACGTCTATTGAACAAGCTGCACGGATAGCAATGGCACGCCATAAGGATGGAAATGGAAATTAAAGAAGTTTATAACACTCTTGTTAAGGAGTACCAAACAAACAACCCATTAAGAATTATAAAAGAGTTAGATATAATATTACTATTTAATGATCTTGGTAATAATAAGGGGCTTTTTAACACCTTTGAAATAGATAATATAACTTATTACTGCATACACATCAACAATAAATTAAGTTCTATTGAACAACGATACACAATGGCGCATGAACTTGGCCATTATATTTTACACCCTAATTCAAACTTACATTTCTTAAGGCGTGTTAGTGATGTGCCATTATCACGCCAAGAGAAAGAAGCTGACTTATTTGCCAGTTATTTTATTGTTTCTGATGATGAGATTAAAGAGATTAATAATTTAACTCACATTTCAGAAGCTTACAATTTAGATTATTCAATACTAGAGGAAAGAGTTAAATATATATAGAAAGAAGGTGAACAACGTGGGAATAATTGATAAAATTCAAGATAACATTAAAAAACAAGAGGAATTACAAGCCCAAAAAATTAAGGTATTACAAGCTGAAAATCAAGCTAAACAAGATGAAAAGAATGCTAGACTTGATAAGCAATTAGAGAAATTCCACCTGGATAATGTTAACCAGGAAACTAAAGAGAGTTTAAGATATGCAACTTCACTTTTTGCTACTGCTGGTAGTGGGCTTTCTGATTTATTCTTACCAACAAAACATATTGAAACAAGGAATAATGAGTTGCTAAGGGCCATTACAACCCAAAATTATATCCTTATTAAGCAACAAGACAACCTGGAAAAACAAAACGATGAAATCATTTCTATATTGAAAGATATTAGCAAGAAACTAGACAAATAAAAAAAACTCACGCCCCCGCCAAGAGTTGTGAGTTTATCAACCAGTAAGTCCATTTTGAGTATTATTATATCGTCACATAACAATATTGCTCTCAAAATTACTTAAGATGTGGAGCGAACCTCGCTCA